CATCAACAATGCCTTGAGCATCTCGAAGGTCTTGCTCCTTCTCTGCTGCTCGCTCACCGTATAGACGATCCATCTCGTCCTGCTGCCTGAACGCAGCACGTTGACCTTCGCCTACAGCTATAGGCACTGCTGACATAGGATTCAATAATCCTTTCCCAGCTTCAGCAGCAAACTTACCTGGCTGATTCAAAAAAGACTGGCCCAATCCTTCTTCAGCTTTTTGCCTTGCGACCTGTTCTAAGCCCCGTTGTGTAGCAATATCTCTTGCGCCCTGTGCAGCAACATCTTGAGTAGCCTGAATTGCGGCATCTCTTGTCCCGCCTTCAAGCAAAGTTTGTGCTCCAGTTTTAGCTGCGCCACCAACAGTTTCTGCCGCCAGAGCTTCTGTTGCCGCAGTTTTCGCCGCTGCTTCTGTAACAGCCGGATCTAAAGCTTGAGCAGCACTACCCAAAGCCTTACCGACACCAAAACCTGTCAAACCAGACAGCAAACCTTCCTTAATATCGCCGGTTAGAGCAGTTGTTGCCAAGCCCGAGCCAATAGCACCTGCTGCCGCAGAACTGATACAGCCAGAAAGACCCAGAGCACCAGTCAAACCGCCTAAGGTAGAGCCTGTCAGGAATGTTGATCCTGCTAAACTACCCAGCAATGGAGCGAGGAAAGGCAAGAAAGCCTCCGGCTGTCCTGTCATCGGGTTGGTTGTGAGTTGCCCTGTGGGCGACAGAGAGGCTATACCAGCCACCTCTATCGGGTTCATGTGAACCATCATGCTGTCGCCGTATCGGCCTTGCTGGGCCATCTGCTGCGCCATAGGCTGCATTGGGAACATGTTTGGATTGTTCATTAGCTGGTCTCCACTCCAAAGAGGTTAAAGCTTACATTGGCGGCACTGGCGTAAACCTTAACCACATCTGCTTGAGAAAGGCACATCCCGATCACAACCGTTCTAGAGGTGGTTGCTGCGAGAGCTTCATCGAAAAATATAAATTGCTTGTCATCTGCTGACGCACCACCCACATGGATGCTCACCCTGAACGTGATAGCAGATCCGCTTCGGTTGCATATCACCAGTGAACTTACTGTGGTCTGGGCTAGATTAGGTGTCGTGTACAACGTGGTCGTTGTCGTTGCTGATACATCAACTTGACCAAGTACCTTGATAACGTCTGTCACGATGCACCCATCAACAAGAACTGGAACCTACGCATGGCAAGCGATCCCGTCTTGTCACCTTGAGTCTTGGCTTGAATCACATCGTTTTCAATCTGATCCATAGCTTGTTCGATTGTTCTGCGAGTGATTGCCTCATTACCGACATCGTATTCTGGGGCAGGCACCGGCAGTGGATTCTGTCTAGTCGCCATTACCGTCTACCGTCCTGTCTCATATCAAATCGCAAGTCACCTAGTCGCCACCCAAAGCCAGAGCCTGTGCTTTCAACCCGAACAACGGCATGCCTAGCTCGAGTCCTTATGTTTGATTGCGTGGTGCTAGGCGTAACAGTCGCAGTAGCTTGTGTTGTTGGGGTCTCTAAGGGGAAGTTGCTGCCCTTAATGGTGAAGTCGATTGACGCATCTTCTGTAGTTCCGCTGAACTTGAAGTCAGGGATTATCCTGCTGATCATCATAAAGCGATCACCTTCAGCAATCTCAAGGTCACCTGACTCCACAAACGCAGTCATGGCTGATCCGTCATCATCGAATCCGGTTTCTTGGTTGTACAGATAATTAGCATCTGTCACTCCAGTATTTACAGACGAGGCAATAGGGTTCGAAGCTTGCGAGTAACCCATCCATGCGCCCCGATCTAACGTCCCAACAGCCCAAAGGTTCTCTGCGTAATTGTACGATACATAGTTCGTAATCTCTGTGTCGCCTGTGCCCACTGGGTAGAACCATATGACCTCTGAGAAGTCATTGTTCTCGGCAGCAAACACCTTGAACGCTTGGCCCTTGTTGAGGTTAGAAAAGACATGCTCTTTTACGCTACACGGCAGTGGCTGGACTGACCCGTTGTAGACGTAGAAACCACCTGAATCCATGAAGTAGACCGAACCTCTAGCGTTTACCGCTGCGTTAGGTGAGATCATGGATATGTCAGTACTTAGCGTTGCAAACTGGAATGTGAACGGAGCACCCACAAATCGCATTGAGTGAAGGCTGACATCTGTAAACACAAGGATTTCTTGCCTTGTTTGAACGGCACCAACGATCTGAGAGCCAGAGTTTATTCGTACACCACCAGCAGTGTTTGTTGCTGTTGGCGTCCAGTCAGCAGCGTTCTCTTGATCTGAGAAGCGTATAAACAATGGATCAATGTTGGATGAGCCAATCGGGTTCGTGCCAAACGCTATAACGTGTTGATCTATATCAGAAACTAAAACCTGCAACGCAACGGTTGGCACATTAGATGCGCTTCCCAAAGCTGTAGCGTTGATCGCTCTAGCACCAGTACCAGAAGACTCATCCCAGTAGAAGATGCCGCCACCCCTGATGTTGAAGAGCAAGTCCTCACCAAAGTTATCCTGACTAATCAAGCGTAACTGACCGGCAGCAGCAACACTGCTAGAGCTACCCCAAGTGCCAGAACTCCATGTGCCAGCACCCCAGCCAGTGCCTTGAACAAATGTGTTTAGGCCTGTGTTGATCTGATACGCAGCTACTGTTGAGCTACCACCATTACCGCTATCGCTTGCGTTGGCGGTTACAGTCGCTCCGCTAGTATCTTTTGCCACGATGGTGAAAGTGTTTGTCGTGGGCACAGACGCAATTTGATACTCTTGATTCAAGACCGATGCGATTACATTGCCGCCCAAGGACGCTGCATCAGAGAAGGTAACGAAGTCATTGACCACCGCACCGTGCGCAGTCTCTGTGACGGTGATAGTTGAGGAGCCATCGGTGGCTGCAAAGGTCGCGTCACCCGCACTGGTGGTTAACCTGATCGGTGTGACATCGTTGTATCCAGAGCCTTCTGCTACATAGAACTTTAGATTGGTGCCAATCCCAATGTAGTTAATTGATTCAAGCGAAGACCAGTGATGGAGCGAACGGCACACACCAAGGAAGCTTTGATCAGAGTACTTAGTCCAACCGCCAATCTTTTCTACTCGGCCTTGCCTGAATCTGATCTTGTCAGAGTCAAACCAGCCAGCATCGGCTGTGTACTCGGTTCCCTCTTTGTTAACGCCTGGGGCGAACTGTACTTTCGCCAGAGTCATTTAGTATTGACCAATCAACGAAGCTAACCCTACAGGGCCACCCGTTGCCTTACCGACGTTCGTCACTGGTCTTATGTTTGGCGCTCTACCCATTCTCATTAAGCTTTCTGGCCCTTGAGATTGAAACCGACCTAAACTAGAAGACTGTGCGTTATTGCTGTCACCAGAAACTGCAAGCTGACGCAATGGAACAAATGAAACATCTGGTGTGGGCTGACCTTGAGTCAATCTTGGCCTTTCGGGCAAACCTTGAGTCAATCTTGGCGGTGGATTGTTGCCAAACAACATTGGCATTTCGGGCAAACCTTGAGTTTGAGTCAATCTTGGCGGTGGATTGTTGCCAAACCGCCCCATTGTGTCCTGCATACCCTGCATTTTTTGTTGGGATGCTTGTAACTGACTTAATGCGTCCTGATCTTGACCTCTGCTTTGTTCATATCTTTGAAGCGCAGACTGATACTGAGGAGAATTCATCTCACTATTAAAACTTTGTTGTAGAGGACTTGGCGGTGGATTGTTGCCAAACAACATCATGTTTTGGAGCTTCTTGATGCTGGGAGGTGGACTGGAACTAGGGTTTTCTGACATCATCGGCCTGTCGCTAGAGATCTGGTTTGGTGGTCTATAGATAGTGCCTCTGCCTAAAATATCAGGATCTATTTTGTAAGATTGCGTCCCATATGGATCTCTGTCGAAAATACTCTTGGCTGTAGTGCCTATATCGGGCTGTGGTTGCCTATTTGATAGGCTTTCTCGCCCTCGATCAGGCGACCTAACAGTCTTTGCGCCCCCCTTAGATCCGCCTTTGCCAGAACCTGTCTGAACAGGAAACCCTGTAGCAGGGTCAATCTGTCTTTGACTTATCGCAGGCTGATTAGACAAGAAATCACCCAACCCTGTTGGGCCTTGCATCCCACCATAACGATTTGGCGGTTGACTGTAAGGATTTCTGGGCATTGGATATCTGGGTTGTGGACTAGGAACTCTTCTAGGCAGACCTTTCCCATAGGTATAATCGCCCGCCACGATCCCTCTTGGGCCAGCAGAACCTAATGGATTAGGGCCATAACCGGGGCCACCAAGAGTGCCAAATCTACCACCCCTAGTAGGCTGTCTAGGCGGAACAACATTCCCGCCGCCTTTTGATCCCGCTGTTCCAGGAGTACTTTTAGCCATTATGCATATTCTCCAGATCTAATCATTTCAGTCACCCTCACAGCCCTCATGCCTACTTGTTTCGCCCATTTGCTGTCCATAAATTCATCAGCAGCTATATCAAACTGTTCGCGTGACATAGCCTCAAGAGCCTTTACAAAACCACGCAGTCTGGTCAGACCAAGGTTGAAACACATATCAATCATTGCATCCTGACGCGCTTCGTTGATGCCGTTGAACCAGAAGTATGTGTCGGCAAGCTCGCTCTTTACTCGCGCTACGTCATTCGCCAACAAGTATTCGATCTCATCGTCAGATAGCCCAAGGCCAGACTCTGAGATATTTCTGCCGACACCTATGGTTTCATACCCAGCACTGCACATATAAACTTTAGACTTGACGCCTTCATGGCGTTTGATCATTTCAACAAGCTTACTCATTACCTCTCCCGTGCTACGGAGTTGACCTTCTCGTAGGAGCGCATAGCGCCCAATCCGAGCATACCCATCATAACGGGCACAAGAAGCGTTGTATCTACTTCTGGCACATCTACCCAGATACTAATTATGTTGGCAATAATAGTGTTGTACAGCAGCCCTAATGCACAGATCCAGCCAATAGCAGGTCGCCATCCCGCTACAAATAACGACTTATGTGCGGCTTCCATCTTGTTGATTTCTAGCTGGCCTTTGAGCGCCTCATGTGAGTGCTTTTCAGACATAGTAGCAATCTCATGGGCCAAGGCATTTTTCTGATCCTTGTCCTCTATGAACTTGTCCAGTAGCCCAGTGACCGGCCCTACTAGCGATGCAACAATACTCATAATCTATTTCCTGTTTGACCACGCTTGTGCGCCAAAGAACGCAGCTAGTATACCCGCAACGGATACGAAGTAGACTGCCGCCATATCACCTAGAATCGTTGCTGCTTGATTCAGTCCGAAAAGCTCTGATGCCACGACCAAACTGGGGTATAGCAACATGCCCCACAGCGCAAACCAACTCATAGCTCGTTGGGCATCGGCACGTTCATGTTGCAGGCGTAGCTCTTGTAATTCTTTGCTGGTGTTTAGCTCTTCGTCGGTAACAATACCGTCCCCAT